CCTGCCATACAGCCAAGACGCAGCAGGAGGCGCTACGCGCCCGCCAGCGCGGCGGCTGACATGGGGGAGGGGGGGCAAATCTCTACAGGCCTGCCCAGCGGACACCGCACCCTCAGTCAGATTTTTTTACGCGAGAAATAACGAAAATTTTTCCGGAGGCACGGATGGGAAATGCCGCGCCCGTTCGGGCATCGGGTGGTGGTCGAAAACGCAAAACCTCAATGCAGCACCAGAGCTCAATTTCACGCATCGCCCCACCGCCCGAGCTGATTGATGAAACCGCCGTTCGCGTTTGGAAGAGCCAAAGCAAAATCCTGATCGAGCGCGGCACCTTTGAGCCAGAAGACGCGCCACTGCTCCTGGCCTACTGCAATAGCTTCGCAATGATGATTAAAGCGGAGCTCAAGATAACCGATTGGGCCGCAGACGATGGCGGCATGGTGGTGATGACAGGCGATGGCAGTATTAAGAAGTCGCCTTATGTGGCGGTTCGTAACGACTGCATAGCGCAACTCACGCGCACAGGCTCATTGCTCGGCCTGGATCCGCTCACGCGCCTGCGCATGCTGGGTGCTGGAAGTGGTGAAGGTGGGGGCGAAGAGGGTAACGAATTCGACGAGTTCTAATCTATGGCCGCATATCCCAACGTCAACGCGGCGCAGAAGTACGCGCGAGACGTGGTGGGCGGCAAGATCCCAGCCTGCAGCTATGTCAAAGCGGCTTGCGCTCGACACCTTAACGACCAAAAGGCCAGCAAGGCCAAAAGCTACCCCTACAGGTTCGACCGCGATCTAGCCGAGCGAGTGTGTCGCTTCATTCAGAAAATGCCACACACCAAGGGCAAATGGGCAAGAGGAAAGCAGCGCATCACGCTTGAGCCGTGGCAGCTTTTCCTTTTCTCGATGATTTACGGGTGGGTGCGCAAGGCGGATAAAACCCGCCGATTCCGTGAAGCCTATATTGAAGTGCCACGTAAAAACGGAAAGTCGATCATTGCGGCTGGCGCTGGTATCTACGCGTTTTGCGCCGATAACGAATACGGCGCAGAGGTCTACTGCGGAGCTACCAGTGAGAAGCAGGCGTGGGAAGTTTTCAAGCCAGCGCTGGAAATGGCAAGGAAGCTGCCCGCATTACGCAAACGCTTCGGCATGGTCGTGTGGGCAAAGAAGATCGAGCGCACGGATGGGAGCAAATTCGAACCAGTCATCGGCGATCCTGGCGACGGCTCCAGCCCTTCGATGGCCATCATCGACGAGTACCACGAGCACCCCGATTCCCGCCTCTACGACACAATGATTACTGGCATGGGGGCCCGAGACCAACCCCTGGTGCTGGTGATTACGACCGCAGGTTTTGACATTGCAGGCCCGTGCTACGGAATGCGGGAACGCAGTATTGAAATGCTAGAGGGAGTGCAGGAAGACGACGAGTTATTCGCCATCGTCTACACGATCGACAAGGACGACGACTGGACCACCCGAGACGCGCTGATTAAAGCCAACCCCAACGCAGGTATATCGGTTGGCCTGGATTACCTAGCGGCCCGGCAACAAGCTGCTATAAAGCGCGCTCGAATCGCCAACAGCTTTAAAACGAAGCACCTCAACCTGTGGGTTTCCTCGAAAGAGGGCTTCTTCAACATGCAGAGCTGGGCAGAGTGCGAAGACCGCACGCTCACGCTCGAGCAGTTCCGCGGCTTCGATTGCTACTATGGCTTTGACCTTGCCAGAAAGCTTGACCTCACCGGCATGGTCCGCGTGTTCGTTAAGCAAATTGACGGTAAGAATCACTACTACTGCATAGCCCCCACGTTCTGGGCGCCCGAAGACACGGTGTTCAACAACGAAGAACGGCGGATAGCAGAGCGTTACCAGGGCTGGGTAGAAGACAAGCAGCTAGAGGCTACCGACGGCGCAGAGATCGACTACCGCGAAGTGCTGGCGCAGGCCACCGAGGCCCACGAAGAAGCCCCGGCGAAAGAGTCGGGCATCGACCCACACGGTGCCGCCAACCTTTCGCACCAACTGGATGACGCGGGGATGAACCCGGTCACCATCCAGCAAAGCTACACCCACATGTCAGACCCCATGAAAGAACTGGAAGCGGCGATATTAACTGGCCGCTTTCACCACGATGGTCACCCGATCATGACCTGGTGCGTGGGCAACGTCGTGGGCAAATACCTACCTGGCAATGATGACGTGGTGCGCCCGATCAAACAGGGCGACCACAACAAAATAGATGGCGCGGTAGCGCTCATCATGGCCATCGGCCGCGCGATGAATGCGGCCCAATCCGGCGGCAGCGTTCTCGATTCCCTTTCAGATGATGACATTCTGGTGATGTGAATGCGCCAATTTCTACTAGACACCCTGGGGCTGGCTGGCTTTGGGGCGCTCAACTGCGGCCTCTATTTGCGCTTTGGTCTCGCTGACGCCCTGATCTATGGCGGCTCTCTGCTGTTATTGCTGGCGCTGGTGGCCGCCCGCGCGGCCAAGCGCAGCGCTGGGGATAAGGAGCGTGGCGCATGATCCTGGACAGCCTGTTCTCATCTCCCAGCCAGCGCAGCAGCATCGAAAACCCCGACACCCCGCTAACCGGACAAAACCTGGGCGAGTTCTTCGGCGGGGATATGTCGATCACGGTCAACAACCTATCGGCCATGCGGCTGGCAGCGGTTTACGCCTGTATCTACGTGCTGAGCAGCTCCATTGCGCAGCTGCCGTTAGGTGTTATGCGTAAGCAGGGCGACACCATCGAAGCCGCTAAGGATCACCCCGCCTACTGGCTGCTGCATGACGAACCCAACGTATGGCAGACCAGCTACAAATGGCGGGAAACCAAGCAAGCCCACGTACTCGGTTGGGGCAACGGTTACACCCAGATCATCCGCTCCAACCGTGGTGAGCTGCGCGAGTTGGTCAGCCGCTACCCCTGGGAAACAGATCTGGTCAAAAACGGCAACCGGTGGTTCTACACGAACTACGACGAAGACGGTGCGCGAGCCATTCAGCTCGAGGACATGATTCACGTTCGCGCCCTAGGCACGTCGTTCCGAAAAGGCAAAAGCCTGATCCGACAACACGCGGAAAGCATCGGTCTAGGCCTCGCAGCTCAGCGCTACGGAAAAGAGTTCTTCGAGGGAGGTGGCCGCCCAACGGGCATCGTTGGCGTTAAGACGCAGCTACAGAAAGACAGCTGGGAACGCCTCAAGGATGCGTGGAAAGAGTCGGTCGCGCGGCTGCGCAGCAGTGAAAACAAAACGCTGATGCTCCCTGCCGACCTCGACTACAAGTCGATCACGGTACCGCCCGAAGACGCCCAGTTCCTCGAAACACGCAAGTTCAACCGCTCGGAAATCGCCGGCATTTTCAACGTGCCCGCGCACATGATCAACGACCTGGAAAAAGCCACGTTCAGCAATATCAGCGAGCAGGCCATTCAGTTCGTGCGGCACACCATCATGCCCTGGGTGAAGAACTGGGAAGAAGAGATTAACCGCCGCGTATTCACGCGCTCAGAGCGGGCCGCTGGCTACTACGTCAAGTTCAACCTGGCTGGGCTACTGCGCGGCACACCCACCGAGCGAGCCGAGTTCTACCACCGCGGCATCACCGACGGCTGGATGGACCGTAACGAAGTGCGCGCCCTAGAGGACATGAACCCGCGTGATGGCCTCAGCGAAATGCTAATGAGCGTCAACGCCCAGCCGCTGAGTCAGCTTGGCCAACCCAACGAAGAGGAACCCACCTCATGAGCGAGACCGAAAAGCGCGCGCTGGCCTGTGAGGTGCGCGCGGAAATCGAAGAAGGGCAGCCCGCCCGCATCATCGGCCACGGCGCGGTATTCAATAAGCGCTCCGAAATGATCATGGGCATGTTCAAAGAAGAGATCGCCCCCGGCGCGTTCGATGACGTGCTTGGCGATGACGTGCGAGCGCTGTTTAACCACGACGCCAACTTTGTGTTGGGCCGCACCCGTAGCAGCACGCTGGCGCTATCGATTGACGCCGAAGGCCTGCGCTACGAAATCACCCCACCCAACACCCAAACCGTCCGCGACTTGGTGCTAGCGCCCCTGAGTCGCGGCGACATTACCGGAAGCTCCTTTGCGTTTCGCGTTGCACAGGATGGCGACGAATGGCGCGAAGACGAAGACGGCTTGATCGTGCGCACCATCACACGCTTTAGCCGCCTGCTGGATGTGTCACCTGTGACCTATCCAGCCTACCCAGACGCGGGCGCCGCTGCGCGCTCCTTAGAGGCGCGCTGCAGCGAGATCAAAGGTCTCGCCCAGCGCGCCATTAACCAGCGCCGCGCCCGCGAGCGCTTCTTAGAAATCATCGGAGCCTGAGGCCAACCATGACACTCGCAGAACTGAAAGCTAAATATAACGCCATCGCAAAAGACATGCGGGCGTTGAACGAAACCATTGGCGACGATGCTTGGACTGACGAGCAGCGCACCCAATGGAAGCAGATGAAAACCGATCTCGACGCGCTGAACGCCAAGATCGAGCGTGAAGAAGAGTTGCGCGACGCCGACAACCGCTTTGCCGAAGAGCGTGCCGAAGAGTTCCGCAAGCAAGGCGGTGCTGACGGTGGCGAAAACGGCGATGAAAGCGGGGCTGGCGGCACCGTCGACGAGCAGCGCGCTCAGGCGTTTGATGCGTTCCTGCGTCATGGCATGAGCGATATGACGGCAGAACAGCGCAAAGTGCTGAAGGAGATGCGCGCCCAGGCCACCAACCCGAATGAAAAGGGTGGCTACACGGTTCCAACCGAAATGCTTAACCGTATTTACGAAGCCATGAAGGACTACGGCGGTCTAGCGGGCGTATCTCAGATCATGACCACAGATAGCGGTAATGATATTGAATGGCCCACCAGCGATGGTACCGCAGAGGAAGGTGTGCTGCTGGGCGAAAACCAAGAAGCAGGCGAGCAAGACGTTGAATTTGGCATGGAAACCTTGGGTGCCAAGAAGCTCACATCTCAGGTTATCCGTGTTTCCAACGAACTGCTGCAGGATAGCGGCATCGACATTGAAGCCTTTCTCGCTGCGCGAATCGGCTCTCGCCTCGGTCGTGGTGAGGCCCGCTATCTCGTCAAAGGCACTGGCGCAGGAACTCCTACCCAGCCAAAAGGGCTGGAGGCGTCAGTCACTCAAGTCACGGATGCTGCAGCCAACACTGAGTTCACCTGGAAAGAGATCAACGCCCTGATTCACTCCGTTGACCCGGCGTATCGCCGCGCCCCAGGTTTCCGTATCGGCATGAATGACAACACGCTGAAAATGGTCACGGAAATGGAAGACTTACAGGGTCGTCCACTGTGGCTACCTGCCGTGGCTGGCGCTGCACCTGCCACCATCTTGAATCAAGCCTACTTCGTGGATCAGGCCATTGCCGACCTAGGAGCTAGCGCCAAGTTCATGTTCGCCGGTGACTTCAAACACTTCATCATCCGTCGCGTTCGCTACATGGTGCTCAAGCGCTTGGTAGAGCGTTACGCCGAGTTCGACCAAACCGGCTTCCTCGCCTTCCACCGCTTTGACTGCGTGTTGCAAGACGTCGCCGCGATCAAAGCCCTGCGCGGTGCCGCCGCTTAACGGAGTAAGCCATGCTCGAGCTGGACATTATCAAGCAGCACGTCCGGCTCGAGCCGGACGACACCGAAGAAGACACGCTGCTCGAAACCTACGCCACCGCCGCCGCCCGCTTTGTGGAAAGTCACACCGGGCGGAAGCTCTACGCCACCACAGCGGCGGTACCGAAAGACGCCAGCGGCAATGTCACCGATCTTCACGCGCTAGTGCTCGATGACGACATTAGTACCGCCATGCTGCTACTGATTGGCCACTGGTACGCCAACCGGGAAAGCGTGGTGCACGGCACTACCTCAGAGCTACCCATGGGCGTGAAGGCGCTGATTGAGCCTTACCGCCACTACTTCTTTTAGGAGGCCACATGGCTGCCAAGAAAGGGTCCACCCCAGCGACCAAGCCCACCGCCACCACCGAAAGCGCCGCCGTTCAAGCCGCCCAAACAGCAGCGCAGGAAACGGGAGAAACAGCCGCCGCCCCGGCAGCGGAAACCGCCACCGAGACGACCACTCCAGAAAAGCCCGCACCACCGGAGGAAGCCCCCAGCAAAAAAGGCTCCGCTGGCTGGGT